TGCTCGTGCGTATTTCGAGCGCGTCGTCAGATGCTTGAGCCGTGCTCGTGCCTGCGCGTCGCTTGCGGTCAATAAGAGCCACGCTTTAAGTCCCTCTTCCGGTATCAATATCGGGCGTCCAGGGATGAACGGGAACGCGCCGGATGCCCGCAGCCGCGCCACCGTTTTCACGCTGCGCTTGAGCAGCGTCGCAACCTCTGTCTGGGTCAGCAGGTTCATCGACCGAGCCGGTTGCCCAGCCAGGGGCCGAAGAAGTCGGCGTGTCGCTGGCCCTGTCGGTCACCGAACCACATGCGGGATCACTCGCCGGATAGTTCTTGCTTGGCCTTGTTGACTATATCGATGATCTGCAAGCCGGCCGCGACCGGCAGCATCATGCGGATATAGACCGAGCACAGGCCGGGGTGCTCGGTCATCAGGGTGAACGTCACATCCGGTGTCCCCGCGAACTCACGGCTGGCGCTCGATCGCGTCGGTAAAGGCAGGGTCGCGATGTCCAGCCCCAGCGCCTCGCATAGCTTGGGCAGGGTCTCGCGCGACGGGTAGCCGGTGCCCGCCAGATAGGCGCCGATCCGGTCGCGGTTCTTGGCCACCGGGTAGCCTCTTGGGTCATCCACCGTGCCCCAGATCGCCCGCGCCAGATCGGACGCGTTCATGCCCTTGTCGGCCATCGCCGCCCGCAGGGTCCTGGCGAACTCGGCGAACTCGGGCTTGAGCGGCAGGTTGCGCCCGGCCGCGGGGACCGCTGCCGTGGCTGGCTTGGCCGGCGCTGTCGCCACCACCGGGGCGGGCGCCTTGCGGCCACTTTTCAGTGGTTTCCTGCTCATCAGTGTCTGCGCCATAGGCGGGAACCTCCTTTTTGCACTTTAACAGTTTGTTGTGTCAGCTTGTTGTGTTTGGCGTCCACAACATCCACGACCATACACCCGCGTATGGGGTCCACACAACAGTTTGTTAGCGAACTTTGAGTGAACTCTCCGTAGGGCGTCACACGATGTTGTGTGGGGTCTTGTCCTGTATGGCCCATGTGGCGCACAAACGGGCAACACAATAATCGGACCTTGGCGCAGGGATGGTTCACCTGGATGTGGCTTTCATCTTCGACAAGGCAGGCGGGCCGCGCGGCCTGCTGAGCCTGCTGGACAAGCATGTCGGCAACGATCGCGAGCTGAACTACACCACCGTGCAGATGTGGAAGCACCGCGACCGCATCGCCGGCGACTGGATACCGGCGGTGCTCTACGCGCTGCTGCGCGAGGGTGTCCCCGCGCTCGCCTGCTTTGTTGACGATCGGGAGTTCCGCGAGGGGTAAAGGGGCGTGACCCGCGTGCTCGGCATCGATGTGGGGCTGCATGGCGCGCTCGCCTTGCTGATCGACGGCAGGCTGGATGCCGTGGCGGATATGCCTTTTATCAAAACCCGCGTGCGCGGCGAGATCAGCGAGGGCCACCTGGCGCAGCTGGTGCGCAGCATGTCCCCTGATGTGGCCTGGATCGAACGGGTGAGCGCGATGCCCAAGCAGGGGATCGCCAGCGCCTTCAACTTCGGCACCAGCTACGGCATCCCGCGCGGTGTGTGCGCCGCGCTCGGGGTGCCGATCTTCCTGGTGTCGCCGGCCGAGTGGAAGCGCGAGTTCCGGCTGCGCGCCGACAAGCAGCAATCCCGTGTGATGGCGTCGCGCATGTGGCCCGACATGGCGGTTCACTTTTCGCGTATTCGTGATGATGGTCGCGCAGAGGCGGCTTTGATCGCCGCGTTCGGTGGGCGCTATCCGTTGTGACCGACCGAAACCGCTTGATTTTGCTTTGTTGTGTCGTGTGGCCCCACCTACACGGTCGGTGCAGTTTAGCACTGTAACCGTGCAGTTACGCACCAAGACACAACGCGTGTGTATTTGACACAACAATCACAGAGCGCGAACAATAGGTCCAGCCGCAACTAACTGAAGCATGAACGACAGGGAGGCTCGCGTTGAACGGCATAACGCCCTCGTTGTCCTCCGTCGTCCGCGACTACCAGGAGGCCGGCGCCTCCTGGATGAGCCGGACGCTCGGTTCCGGCAGCACGCGGGCGGTGATGCTCGCCGACGATCCGGGCCTGGGTAAGAGCCTCCAGGCGTTGCTGGCGATCGACCGCATGAACGCACGTCGCGTGTGCATCGTGTCCCCGGCCGGCGCCCGGCGGGTGTGGTGGACCCAGATACATACGTGGTTTCCCGTATGGGCGTCCCGCATCGTCATCATCGAGCCGGGCAACATGCCGGCATCGAGCGCGCTGGAAGCGCCCGACGTGATCGTGCTGGTGTCCTACGACATCCTCTCGCAGCACAGCTCCACCTGGAAGGCGCACCTGATGCGGCTGGCCTGGGACGTGCTGGTGATCGATGAGGCGCACTACCTCAAGGCCAAGTCCAACCGCACCGCCGCACTCTACGGTCTCCAGGGCGGCGACGCGGGCATCCAGAACAGCGCCAGCAGCGTGATCCTGATGACCGGCACGCCCAGCCCCAACCACGCCGGGGAGCTGTATCAGCACCTGCGCACCTTCTGGCCGCAGGTCTTGCGCTCGCTGGAATATCCCGACCGGCCGATGCCGGAAGAGGCGTTCATCGAGCGGGTGTGCGAGTGGCGCGACGATCCCAAGCTGGGTCGCGTCATCACGGGTTCCAAGAACGTCGGCTGGCTGCGTCAGCGGATGCGGCCCTATGTGCTGTATCGTTCGAAGCGCCAGGTGCTGCACGAACTCAAGCCGGTCATCGAGCAGGATGTCCCCCTGTCTGTGTCCCCCGAGACCACGTTGCGCGACCTGGACGACGAGCAGCGCGCGCTGCACCGCGAACTGATGCACGCGAACGAGGCGCGCCTGCTGCGCGCGATGCAGCAGAGCGCGCCGCTCGCCACGCTCAGGCGCCGGCTGGGCGAGCTGAAGATCGCCGGCGCCGCCGAGTGGATCATCGAGCGGCTGGAGTGCGGCACGCGCAAGATGCTGGTGTTCGGCTGGCACCCGCGCGTGCTGGAGCTGCTGCACACGCGCATGATGGAGTTCTACCCGGTGATCGTCACCGGCGCGACACCGCCCGACGTGCGGTTCAAGCGCGTCGAGTTCTTCCAGAGCCATCCGGCGTGCCGGCTGTTCATCGGCCAGATACGCGCCGCGGGAACAGCGCTGACGCTGACCGCGGCGAGCGAGGTGGTGATGCTGGAGCCGAGCTGGGTGCCGGGCGAGAACCGTCAGGCGATCGATCGCGCGCACCGTCTGGGTCAGCATGACAGCGTGCTGGCCACCTATCTCTATCTGCCGGGGACACTGGACGCCCGCATCCTGAACGTGATGCGGCGCAAGCAGAGCGAGGTTGCCGAGTTGTTGCAGGAGGAAGTTTGACATGCCGCTCCGTGCCGTCGTCGCCATCCACTTCGATGCCGAGCTGCCGGTCAGTCAGTTCGCCGAGGTCAGCAACATCATCGCCCAGCTTCAGAACCTGGGCGCCAAGGTCGGCGTCGCGGTGACCGATGCGACGCCGCCGCCCGCCACCACCGTGCGCCGACGCCGTGGCAACGGCGGGGACACGCGCCCCGAGGCTGCCACGGCGCCGGCCGATGCTCCCACCGACACGCCCGAGGACGAGGGGGAGGACGAGTTCGGCGCCACCGCGCCGTCCGGTCTCAGCCCCGACGAGGCGCGCGAGAAGGGCATCAGCCTGTGCCGGCAGGCTTACAACGTGGCGCAGGACGAGGTTAAGGCGCTGCGCAAGCAGCTGGGCGTCACCAAGTTCACCGATGTGCCGGCGACGCAGGCGCATGACTTTCTGCGGCGCGCCGAGGCGCTGGCGCAGAAGGCCGGCATCCGTCTCTGATGCAGCGGGACAAGCCCACGCGTGCCGAGCGCGAGTTCCGTCGCCTGCACGGCCGTGAGCGGCTGGGCGACGCGCCGATCGAAGAGCAATACGCACAGCGGATGCGCGATGTCGCGTCGATGCTCGATGTCATGTTCAACGGGGACGCGAAGGGCGCCGATCGCAAGACCGGCTTCGTGCTGTTGGTGTTCCCGTTCGGCGACGAGCAGCCGTCGCGCTGCAACTTCCTGTCGAACGGCGCGGATCGCCGTGACGTGGTGGTGCTGATGAAGGAGATGATCGCCCGTTTCGAGGGCCAGCCCGAGACGCGGGGGACAGCGTGATGATCTGGGCGCTGGCCCTTTGGCTGGTGCTGGCAGTGGTGATCGCCAACGACTGCGTGCCGATGCTGACGCCCTATCAGCGCGGGTGGGCGGCGGGTGTGCGCGAGGCATCGTTCTGGATCGAGGATGCCCGCACCTTGATGGATTGGGATAGCAAAGAATATAGGTGGGCCACCGGCACGATCGGGTTCCTGCGCCAGCTGGCAGAAGAGCGCACGGCAGCACGATCGCTCACGCGCTGGCGGTGGATTAAGTGATGCGAGGCAGAAGTCAAGCGCAGGATCGATGCACTGACATGAGCACCACGGACACCGCACACTCGCTGCTGGGTGCTTCTGGCGCGTCGCGCTGGCTGAACTGCCCCGGCTCGTTCCGATTGAGCCAGACTGTGCCCGCCGGTGTGTCGAGTATCTATGCCGCGACCGGCACCTTGGCGCACGCCTGGATCGAACGCGTGGTGGCGGACCCTGAGCGGCTCGCCCATCTGCGCGTCGGGGACACATATCAGGTCGAGAGCCACACGATCACGATCGATCAGGACTTCATCGACGGCATCAAGACGATGCTGGACTACGTGACCGCAGCGTCGGTGGACTACGACATGCGCCTGGTCGAGCAGTATGTCACACTGGATCGCTACTTCGCCAAGCGCCCGCCACCACCGGTGCGATTGTTCGGCCGGGTGG